ATAGCCATGTCACCAAGCCTAACCAAACACATGAAACAGCACTTGGCTTGGATTGGCAGTATAGACCCTGAAGCTAGTTTATGGCCTGGTAAACGGGGTTCTCTCACGGTTAGGGGACTACAACAGGCTTGGAAGCGAGCTTGTAATCGGGCTGGGTTGCCAAGTGAGATATCGATTCACTCTGCAAGACACACGATGGCAGTGCATCTGTTAAGCAAGTCCAAGAATCTAAGACTGGTTCAGAAGCAGTTAGGACACAGAGACCCAGCTACCACAGCGAACATGTACGCAGACGTGCCTTTTGACGAGCAGGTTAGTGCTTTGACGGAGGTGTTTGGGTGAGATTCTGATAAGTAGCCCTAAACTTGCCTATATCTATGGGTCTAATACGCGAAATAAGGCCTATATTAAGCGTTAAAATACCTTGGTCCTGGTACTGATAAGGGTTAACCTTAAAAAATCGATTCTAGACCCCTTATTTGCGATATTTGGATATAGACCCAGCCTGTCATATCTATGGGAGTTACATGCAATGCTTTTGTTGATTTGACCACAACCTTGTTCATATACTGCTATAACTAGCTGGGCAATGGTGTTATAAACTAATTTTATATAGATTGCAAGAACTAAAATCTATTTCTTGCGAGATTTGGGTTTTACGGCCTTTTTAGCCGTGTCGGCTCTATTAAATTCTCTGGCTACTGATTGCGATATACCTGCACGTTTGCTGAATGATGGATTATGAGCAGCGGCAGCCATAAAACGAGCTTGTTTCTTTGTTTTGCTTGGCATAATTAATATCTCCTTGTTAGCAGATTCTTAGTACATTTGTGTCAAGAAATCAATACAAGTTTCGTGTAATTTGTTGCACATATGTCTTTTTTCCTTGACATGTTGTGTAATTATTGCCACACTTGCGCACAATGACAGTCATACAAACCAAAGCCATTAGGCGAAAGTATTTCCAAGATAGGTACGATGGTGCTTACACGACATATAAGCGCCAGGATGAAGTACTTAACGAGGGTATGGAATTTATCAATGACTTGGATGGTGAGACGATATCAACAGCAACATGGGACACAAATGGTCCTACGATATCCGGTACAACTGTTACAACTGGTAGAGATTCGACTAATACCAAAGTAACCTGGACTGTAACAGATGCTGGGTCTGCAACTCTTCAGCTCACAACAAGTGGTAGCAGGACTTTAGAGTATAGATTTAGATGGATTGCAACTGATATTGGTTATAATGCCGGCGGTTACAACTAATGGCGGCCAAGAAAAAGCCACACAGAAGGCTTTCACTTAAGCAAAGTATGTTTATTTCTGCATACTTAGGAGAAGCAAACGGGAACGCAACCGAGGCTGCAAAGTTAGCGGGTTATACAGGTAATCGAAATACACTAAAGGCTATGGGTCAAGAGAACTTGACCAAGCCTTACATAAAAGCGGAAATAGATAGGGAAGTTCGTGGCCGGAAGTGCATGATGTCGAAAGCGGATAGGATTGAGTTACTGAGCCAATTTGCAGAAGACCCGACACTAGATGTTAAGGACCGGATGAAAGCTATGGAATTATTAGGCAGGATGAATGGTGATTTTGTCCTACATCGTAGAAATGTAAGTAATATCAATCACTTAATCGAGCTAGACACCACACAATTAGAACAAATGGTAGCAAGGAAATTAGGTCCAGAGCTTGTTAAACCAAGGTTAATAGCAGCAGTAGAAAAAGATAAAAAAAAACAAATAGATGCAACGTTTCAGTAGATAATTATAGAACTCTACTGAAACACAAGGACAAGGACCAGTGACAGAAACCGTAGCAAAATCAGGTATATATGGGCCCTTTGGCCGAAAGCACCCCCGCCCCCATCGAAAAATCGGATTAAGTGGGGCCCCAAATTCGGGTTCAAACCCCACCCCCGTCTCCACTTCCAACAAGAAAGGGACCCCATGCCCGTATTAGATTCAGAGCTAAATTCAATCCTAAACCAAGCCAATACCGCGTCTCAGTACGATAACGCAGTTCGGCTTGCGGATATGCTTGGCATGCCTAGACCTGTTACACCAAGTAACCCGTCTCTTGACCAGCAAGGTCAAGGGGGAGGGGGACCCAAAACAACCGCCGGTAAAATTCGAGTTAAGCGGGGTAAAAAGGTGCTGTCTCCTAACCAGCTTAAGAAAAGGATGGCTAAAAAGCAAGCCGAAGTAGACAAGATTAGCGATTCCCTTTTTAGCAAACTCCTAGTTGGAAACGCGGCGGTTAGAGGTGATGTAAGCGGCGGTGATATTGTGGCTTTTTCCGAGATACCAAGACAGGTCCGAGATTCGACGTATTTACCTGCACCGCCTGTAGGTTGGGATGTTACAAAACTAAACAAACAAGAAAAGACCTTACTAATGCGTCTAAGAGCTCAAGGCCAAAAAGAACGCGCAAACTTAGCGATGGCCATGGCTCCACCTAATCAGGCAATATAGATGCAAGAGATACCCTTAGAAGCAATCGCTAAGTTTAGCGACGAAGACTTGCTGCTTGAGGCGTATAAACGCCGATTAGCCAAGGAAACGCTTCTTGGGTTTGCCGAATATACTCACCCTACATGGCAAACAAATACACACCATGAAACTATTTGCGAAAAACTTGAAGCTGTCGCTCGTGGTGACATTGAGCGTCTTATGGTTCACACGCCTCCTAGACATTCAAAGTCAGAACTCGCTAGCCGAAGATTCCCTGCCTGGTATTTGGGACAATATCCAGACAGACAGATTATTATTACCAGCTACGGAGACACTTTGGCGCAGGACTTATCCAGAGATGTTAGAAATATACTCAGAGATACCTATTACCAAAGGGTCTTTCCTGCAACGACAATTGATAAGGATACCACTGCCGGTGGACGTTGGGGTACCAATCAGGGCGGTGTCGTCATTGCGGCGGGTATCGGTGGACAGATTACCGGACGAGGTGCACACCTTGCAATAATTGACGACCCAATAAAAGACCGTGCTGATGCGGAATCCAAGAGGAAACGTGACAATTGCTGGCATTGGTTTCATGGTGTTTTAAGGACCCGACTTATGCCAGGTGGTACTATATTACTGATGATGACCCGTTGGCATGAGGACGACCTGGCTGGTAGATTATTGGATTCTGAGGGTGATAAGTGGGAAGTACTTAACCTGCCTGCAATTATTAATGAGGGTGACGAGGGTAATGAGACAGCTCTTTGGCCGGACAGATACCCAATAGAGACCCTAGGCGGTATTCGTAGTGATTTATCCAACGCTGGTAGATTACGTGAATGGAAAGCTCAGTATCAACAGAATCCCACGCCTGAAGAGGGTATATTTCTCAAGCGGGAATGGTTTGAATCACGATACGACAAACCGCCAGATTATCTAAATATATACATGTCTTCTGATTTTGCTGTAACAGAAGCCTCAGAGGCACGGGACCCAGACTTTACTTGTCATGGTGTGTTTGGCCTTGCATCTGATGATAAACTATATGTCCTTGATTGGTGGCGTGGTCGCACAAACCCTGACGTGTGGATTGATGTCTTGTTAGATATGATAGGTCGCTGGAAGCCCATGTTCTGGCTAGGTGAAGCTGGTCAAATCAGGCGTAGTGTTGAGGGTATAATCAAAAAGAAATCCCTAGAACGCCGCGTGTACTTTGAAACTAAGTGGAAACCAGCCAGTAAGAACAAAGCATTAAAAGCAACAGCCCTAAAAGCCTGGGCGTCTATGGGTAGAATTGTATTCCCTAAGACACCATGGGCAGGTGAAGTAATAGAGAATTGTGTAGGGTTTCCTACTCTTAAACACGATGACGATTTTGACACTATGGCGCTTATGTGTAGTTGTATTGATGAGATACTACCAGCAGTAGAGCGAAGCATAAAGCCAGTTAGGAAAAAAGACGTATGGCAACGGTGGAAGTCGAAGCCAAGCATGAGCTGGAAGGTAATATAGATAAAGTTGAAATAACTATTGATAAGTTACCAACTTTAGACGAACAGGCCCAACGATTCGAGGAGTCGTTTGAGGCTCTTATAGACGCTCGTGATAAAGCTAATCGTGACCGTGACTATTATGACGGGAACCAGTGGACAGATGAGGAAATCTACGAGCTTAACAATCGCTCACAGCCTATCATTACAGCAAATCATATAGCACCTAAGATTAATTATATACTGGGAACCGAAGTACGCCAAAGAGTAGACCCATACGCATTGCCTAGAACACCAGTGCACGAAGATGGTTCTTTCGCAATGACCGACGGTCTTAGGTATGTAGCAGACAGGGAGAACTTTGACCTGATTCGTTCTGAAGTTTTCGAAAACATGCTGATTGAGGGTTATGGCGGTTGTCAGTTAGCCCCAGAAATAGTTGAGAACAAAAACACTGGTAAGAAATCTATTGAAATAAAATTGCATTATATACCTTGGGACCGATTGGCTTATGACCACACGTCTAAGCGCCGTGATTTTTCCGATGCTCGTTGGGTGGCTGTAGTTGTTTGGATGGATTTAAAAGAAGCCTTAGCTGACCCTGTGTATGGAAAGAAACCCAAGGTACTTCAAGACGCGGTTGAAAATGGATACAATCACGACGACACTTATGAGGATAACCCTAGCTTATGGGCAACAAAGAACCCTGAGCGCATTCGTATCGTTCAGATGTATTTCAAGAATCGTGGTCAGTGGTATGAGTCTCATTTTACCAAGCACGCTAACGAGTTTTTGGTTGAGCCAAGAAAAGTACGCACAGTTGACGCGCAGGGCAATACCTGGTGCCCATTAATACTTGGTTCATCGTTTGTTATGCGTCGAAGTTATGAGCGAGCCCCAGAACGTTACGGTGTTGTACGGATTATGGTACCACCACAAGACGAAATCAATAAACGTCGTTCTAAAATGCTTCATTTATTGAACGTTGCTCAGTTATGGGTTGAAAATGGGGCAATTGAAATGGAACCCGAGGAAGCGCGGCAAGAAGTAGCCAAGCCCGACGGGTATATACCTGTCACACCAGGGTCATTGCGTGACGGACGCATTGAATTAAAGACAAATTTAGACATGGCTCAAGGCCAGTTTAATTTATTACAAGAAGCAAAGTCAGAAATTGACTCTATTGGACCCCAGGCGCCTCTTATTGGCTCAGACCAGCGCATACAAAGCGCTAGGAGTATGATAAAACGTCAACAAGCCGGTGAAATGCAGCTAGAACCTGTATTTGACGCAATGCGCGACTGGCAACGACGTGTTTATCGTGGGATAGCGTTTATGATTTGCCAGTTTTGGCCGGAAGAGCGTTGGATACGAGTTAGAGATGATAAAGAGCGTAAAGGGTTTAGGTTTGTACCTATAAATAGACCAATAACAAGAAGCGCCAGGTTAAGAGAATTGTTAGATAAGCGTGTTCCCTTGGCGCAAGCTGTAAATATGGTTGATATACAGCCTATTATTGCCGAAGAGTTACTTGCCCAAGCTGGGCAAATGGCTCAACAGCGAATTACTCAGGCCGTATCACAAGCACAACAAAATGGGCAACAGATTCCTGAGCAAATGTTGCAAGCGGTGTTGCAGAAAGAGACTTTAAACGCTCTATTGATGACGCCTTTGATGCAAGAGCAAATAACTCATAACAGCATAGGCGAACTAGACACGGATATTGTCTTAGACACAGCACCAGATACAACAATTATAGCGCAAGAAGAGTTTGAGAAGCTTGTTGAACTTGCCGGAACCGGAATGGTTCAAATACCACCCACGGTTCTTATCGAGGCAAGCCAACTACGCAACAAGAGAACCTTGCGCGAGATGTTAGAGGAACCACCGCCTGACCCAATGCAAGAACAAATGGCCCAGTTACAACTTGCTCTAATGCAGGCCAATGTTGAAAAGACAAAAGCTCAAGCCGCTGATGAAATGGCTTCTGCGCAAGAGCGACAAGCTAACGCGCGGTTCAAATTAGAATCGCAGGCCGCAAAAACACAAGCACAAGCAATGGAAGCTGCCGCTAAAGCAGGTTCCCAAATGATGCCTAAACAAGGCTAAGGAGATTTTAAGAAATGAGAAAAATTTTTGTTTTAAGTGCAGTAGCTCTCTTGTGGGCTGCATGCACCCACGTTAATCCGGATACCTACAAGAAAGTAGGTTCCACTTACACCCGTGACGATGGCTGGTTCACAGACTCGTCTAATAACTTTCATTTAATTGCAAATGGTTCTACTGTCGCCAATTTTAACGCGGCGGGTGAAAAACTAACTTTTGCCAACGGTGAAAATATTGCTAATGATACTAATGGAGAGATTCAATTTTCAGATGACTCTGAGGATATTAGTTTTTCTTTTGGCAGCAACACGCTAGCCTTAAGCACCGATAGTGGTGTAGTTAATATTGATGTTGCCGGAGTAGGTACTACGCTTACTTTAGCTAATGACCAAACAATTGTTAGTGATACCAACAACGAAATCCAAATTGGTGATAATAGCGAAGATATTTCTTTTGGTTTCGGAACCTCCAACACTGTTGATTTATCTTCCGACACTGGCGTAGTTGCTTTGGACCTTGCAGCGGTAGGAACAACCCTCACTCTTGCAAACGACCAAACAATAGTTTCTGATACCGATAATGAAATTCAGATAGGCGACAATTCCGAAGATATTAGCTTTGGTTTTGGAACAGCCAACACCGTCACTTTAACTTCCGACACTGCTGTTGACCTAGTTGACTTTGCAGCCCTCGGAACAAAAGGCGATGTTGTAGCTGTGACTGACAATATTACTTTAGACCAAGGTGATTGCGGTAAAGTAATGATGGTTACAGCGGCCATTGACACCAAAACTATTACACTACCCGCCACAATCGCAGGGTGCTCTTATACTTTCATGTATACCGGTGCAGATGGTGGCGCATTGCTAGACATTTCCCCTAACGCCGCTGATGGTGTTCATGGGTCTTGTACTCTAGCTGCTTCAGTTCTTG